CTATTTGCTGGCCGTAAACGGTAACGACCACTTGGCAACCACAATCAACATCGACTTACAAATCTCAATCTAGGAAAGGTTCGAACCGATGCCAGCATCAACCAGAATCAAAGCAACAAACATCAAGTTCAAGATTGGCTCAACCGAGTACTCGTGCGACGCTGACAACATTGAACTAGCACTCTCTGACGCTCCTGGCGGACAGCAGACTTTCTGCGAAGTTCAGCCACTACAGGAGTGGAAGTTGAGCCTAGCCGGTATCGCTTCAGGTGACTCGGCTTCGCTATACCAAGTACTGTTCGCTAACTACGGAACTGAAGTTGCATTCAGCGTTGCACCTAACGGCAACACAACTGCAACCGCAAATCAGCCGATCTACACCGGTACCGTCATTTTCGACACCTTGCCACCGCTATCACTAACCTCTGGTGAGATCATGGCATTTGAAGTTGAACTAACCGTCAAGAACGCTGTACACACTCCAAGCGCAACCCCACCGGTATTCTTCGGTCTTACCAAGACCATCAGCTAAGAACAGTGGCGCGCTCAGGAGTTGTGAGCGGCCGCATCGACGTCGGGGGACTTAAGGAACTCAATCGAGACCTTAAGTCTCTCGAGGTTGATCGTAAAGAAATCATCCAGGCTAACGTCGATGCAGCCGAGACGCTTATCAAAGCGGCTAAACCACTTGTGCCTACTCTCAGCGGTAAGTTACGTTCCACACTGAAGCCTGCAAAGACTCAAAACTACGCTGAGGCTGTGGCTGGTAGCCCTAGTCGTGTGCCATACGCTAACCCGATTCACTGGGGCTGGTCGATTGTGGGACCACGTCACAAGGGCACGCTCGCTCCTGGCACTGTGCGAAACATCGCACCGCAACCATTCTTTAGCACAGCCCTCGGCTACACTAAAGAGGAAATCATCGCGAACTATGAGCGCGATATGCAAGCACTAATCAACAGATACGGACTCGGAGACAAGTAATGGCAACAATCGACTTCAACGCGATGACCCTCAACGAAATTGAGCAAATCGAGATGCTGACTGGACGCAACATCGACTCGATCATGAGCGACGATGCTCCACGCGGTCGCGCCTTCAAGGCAATCATCATGATTTTCAAGAAGCGCACCGACCCCAACTTTACTTTCGAACAAGCAGGCAACCTTTCACTCGAGGAAGCCTCAGCATTGTTCGGCGGTGAAGCAGACGACCCAAAAGCAAGCTGAGAAAGGAACAAGCCGAAAGGATGGCGGACTTCTGCCTGGCAACTCGATTGAGTCCAACAGAATATCGCCAACTGACTCTCGACGAATACAAAGCATTCGCGAAGCAGTTATCTCGAGGCAAAGGTGACACAGGATGGCCTCAACTCTAAAGGTTCGCTTTCTCGCAGACACAGTCGGCTTCGCTAAGGGAGTCAAAGGCGCTAACAACGACCTCACAGGCTTCGAGAAGGCCACCAAGAACGCTTCAGCCAACATTGGTAAAGCACTCGGTGCAATCTCCTTCGCAGCCGTTATTAGCGGTCTAACGAACGCAGCCAAAGCAGCATCCGAGGATGCAATCGCGCAAGACAAACTAGCGCTCCAGCTCAAGACCTCGACCAACGCAACCGACGCACAAATCGCGGCCATCGAAAAAGACATCACTGCCATGTCTAAGCAGACCGGTGTCGCTGACGATGTATTACGCCCGGCATTGGCCAACGCCGCTCGAGCAACTGGCGACATGACTCGCGCTCAAGAACTACTCACCATCGGTCTCGATGTTGCAGCTGCCACTGGCAAGCCACTAACAACCGTTATGAGCGCGCTGGAGAAGGCTGAAAACGGAAACACTACAGCCCTTTACAAACTTGCTCCTCAACTAAAAGAGACCAAAGGTGGCATCGACGATCTAGCGAAGTCGGTCAAAGGCGCAGCAGAAGTTAGCGCGTCACCGTTCGCGAAGTTCAAAGTCTCCCTGGATGAAGCCAAAGAAACAATCGGCGCAGCCTTCTTGCCGGTGCTCGAGACGCTTATCAAAACCTTGTCTCCACTCATTGAGAAAATCGCACCGGTGCTTGCCAAACTGATTAGCGCATTAGCACCAATCTTTATTCAACTTGTCGAAGCCCTACTGCCACTAATCGAACAACTACTGCCACCGCTCGTCGAGTTGCTCGAGGCACTCATGCCGGTCATCCTGCCCCTGGTGCAAATCTTGACCGACCTGCTTGTGCCAATCATCAAGATTGTGGTGCAGGTTTTCAAGTTCTTACTCGGCGCAATCAAACCGATTGTCAGTGCCATCGGCACTTTGGTCAAAGGCATGAAAGACCAGTTCGCCGGGTTCGGCAACTTTTTCAAGGGCATAATCAACGGATGGCTAAGCCTGGTTCAATCGTTCATCAACTTTTTCATCGGTGGCATCAACGGACTAATCAAAACCGCTAACGTTGGTCTCGGCTTCTTGGGCGACTTGATTGGCAAGAAACTAACTATCGGTCTGATTGGCAAAGTCACTATTCCGAAACTAGCCAACGGTGGCATCGTGTCACCTTCTCCTGGCGGTTCGATTGTGAACGTCGCTGAGGCTGGTGAGGCTGAAGCCATCATTCCGCTAAGCAAACTAAACGGCATGGGCGGTGGCAACACTTACGTCATTAACATCAACCGAGCGCAGCTGACCGGTGACGAAGTTGTCCAGGCGATTAGACGTTACGAGATCAGCCGAGGCAGAACGGCCACACTGTAATGGCTAACGATGTTTTTGACCTACGCCAGAACGTTTTTATTGAGTTCGACATTCCCGACTTGGGCACGTTCATTTGGAGCGTAAGCAACTGGGATGATGGCGGCGTCTGGGACACTGACCCGTCCACGCTTGGCTGGAAAAACCTGACCTGCGAAACCTTCGACATTCAACTAACCAGCGGTTCAACAATTGAGTCTGGCATTTTCAACGCGCCGTCGAGCTCGGTTGCCCAGATAAGAATGCAGGGAGCGGATTATGACCCGTTCTCGTCTGGCCTAATCCACGCAGGCACAGCGGTGCGTATCAACATTGAGCCACTACCAGACACCGACCCGGGCATTTACACAACCATCTGGCAAGGTGTTGTGCGTGATTACAGCGCAAGTTACAACCAGCAGGGCAACAACATTGTACTCATCAACGCGGTAGACCCTATGCAAGCGTTCTTGAACACTAAAGTGGCATCTTATGTTGTGCCATCGCTTACCGATTACCCTTCGGATGTCATCACCGACTTGGCTGCGCTTTACTTCCCCGGCGGTGGCATCGTCGGCAACCTAAACCCAGACATTTACTACTTGGCTGCCAACACCTACACAAACACGACTGTGGGCGAGATTATCCAGGACTGTCTAGTGGCCGGACTGGGTGCATTATGGACTAACCGCGACGGTACGCTCAACTACCGTTCCGAAGAAGACCTAGCAAACATTGTTCAGACTTACTCGTTTGAGTTTTCAACGATCCACTCAACCGACCCAGACCACATCTGTATGACCGATTTAGTTATGCGCGCAGACTCGAGAGACCTACCGAACGAAATCATCGCAACCTACACCGGCGGTTCAACACTCACCCTACGCAACCAAGACGCCTACGAACTTTATGGCCCTATCGCCCTCGAGCAAACCTTGCCGATTGACAACGCGACCGGAACGCAACTTTGGCTAGACCGTCTCAACCTGACTACACAGCTGCGCCGCGTCGAGTCTCTATCTTTCGACGCAATATCACGCCCTGGCGACTTGTGGGAATGGTATCAAGTAGACCGCTTGTTCGACCCAAACATTGTCACCTATGACATCAACGGCATCACCTTTAGCGACACTTATTTCGTGACTCAACAGCAAGACCGCATCACTCCCAACTCTTGGGAGATAACATTAGAACTATGGAGAGGTATTTAAATGCCATTTAAGACATTCGTTGCCGGCACACCAGCCCTAGCCAGCGACATCAACACTTACCTGATGAACCAATCCGTCATGGTGTTTACCAACGCTACAGCTCGAGACGCTGCACTAACTAGCCCGACTGAAGGCATGGTGACTTACCAAACACAGGCTGACCACTTGACCGTTTATAACGGCTCGGCTTGGGTCACGTTCGACATTG